TTTCTGACATTCGGGGATTTACTCCGATTTCTGAAAAATACCAAAAAGATCCACAAAAACTTGTGGAGATTGTCAATCGTTTTCTCACGAATCAAACTGAGATAATTATGAAACATGGTGGCACCATCGATAAATATATGGGTGATTGCATCATGGCTTTTTGGAACGCTCCGCTAGACATTGAAGAGCAAGAAAGAAAAGCAACAGAAGCAGCCCTCGAAATGAGAGTAGCTTTAGGAGAACTAAATGAAATATTCAAAGAAGAAGGAATTCCAGAAGTTAGAACTGGATGCGGACTTAATAGCGGACTTTGCGTTGTTGGTAATATGGGGAGTAATAATCGGTTCGATTATAGCGTTCTCGGGGATGCTGTTAACCTCGCTGCTAGGCTAGAGAGTTCTTGTAAAGAATATAATACTGATCTAATAATTTCCGAATATACTATGGTCGATGGTTATGACTATAAGTTTCTCGATGAAGTAACGGTAAAGGGAAAATCGGAACCTGTAAAGATATATACAATCACCAAGTAAAAAATAATTCTTGACATGAGTCCTGATTTTTGGTATAATTAATTTTGTAGAATTTTAATTCAAAGAACTGAGACAACTTACATGAGTGAGCAATCCACAAAAAATAAGAAAGAGATTACAGAACTAGATAAAAGAATGTCAAAGCACGAAGTAATGTGCGATGAACGATGGAAAACTTGTTTTTCCAGGCTCGATAAACTAGATTCAGGTATCGCTCGTCTGGAATCCATAGCCATTGGCGCTTGTGGAACTATAATTGTGGGTGGCTTAAGTGTAATTGTTAGCATCTGGGTGATGCACAGTTGATCAAGGGAAAAATATGAAAAAACTATTAACTTTATTACTAGCATTTTCTGTTCTCCCTGCTTTTGCGGGTGTGAATGGTCATGTTGGATATACTTCCGACTATATGTGGAGAGGACAATCTCAGACAATGGGCGGTGGCGCATTCCAAGCTGGTATAGATTTAGACTATGAAGGATTCTTCGTAGGGGCATGGGCTTCAGAAGTAGACTTCGGAAATGATAGTGCTTCTTTGGAATATGATCTATATGGTGGATATAAATTTGCAGTGTCAGACAAGTTATCTATGGACGTTGGTGTTATGCAATACCGCTGGGACGATAATGACATTGAAATGGTTGAAGAAGCATTTGTACGCTTTTCAACTCCTTTAGTAGGATTTGGATATGCAGTAGATACAGATAATTCTGATAATGACTATATGGAAGTTGTGTTAAATGTTCCTTTTATTAAAGTCGTTGATGTTGGACTTACTTATGGTAGATTCCCCGATGACAGTAATTGGAAAGGATTAAGCATAGCTAAATCATGGAACAAGATTGATCTTGGACTCATGATTATGGAAGATGCAAAAGACGGTCAGTTTTCTGACAATGTTTCATTAACTTTATCATATAATTTATAATGGCATATTCGCAAAAGGTTGTTCAGAGATTCGAAGATGTTTTGAATAACCCTTCTGCACATTCGGTCGGTAGGTTTGATCCTAAAGACCCCAACGTTGCAACAGGTATGGTGGGAGCACCTGCCTGTGGCGACGTCATGAAACTAGACCTAAAGCTAGACAATAACGATAGAATACTAGATGTTAAGTTTAAGACTTATGGTTGTGGTTCAGCAATCGCTTCCTCTACTATGTTTGTAGAGATGTTAAAAGGAAAAACAACAGAAGAAGCAAAACTAATCAAAGACAAGGACATAGCAACTGCCCTTGAATTACCCCCAATTAAACTTCACTGTTCAGTACTAGCTGAATCAGGTATAAAGAAGGCTATAGAAAATTGGGAAGAAAAAAAGAGGCGACACAATGGAGGCCCAGAATGATAAAAGGATATGAAACAAAAGATATGAAAGCACCAGAAGAAACAAAAATGGCACCACCCGAACAAATGGAAGATGGAGCTATATTTGAAAAAGACGGAATGTTCTTTTTTAAATGGAAAGGTGGAGAGTGTGGCTATCACTCACGATCAGACGCAGAAGCAGGACTTGCAAAACTGAGTGGCAATGGAGAAGGCTAAACAATATTGGCTTTGGTTTATATCAAAGTTATTTCCACGCTATACTTTAATAGTTAGTTATAATGATACTTGGGGAGACCAAGATGATCAAGAGTATATTGTTAAAAAGTTTTTCAAAAAAACTCCAAAACTTTTAAAATTTAAAACTCATGAGGGAGACTTAGTAGAAATCAGTGGGGCAGAAGGGCTCAATTACAGGATAGAAGAATTATGAATCAATTGTTTATAGGTATAATTTTAGTACTTGGTTTTGCCACTTATTATTTTTATAGTGAAAATCAAACTCTCGCAGCAAACAACTTAGCACTTGAAGGTGCTATCGCAACACAAGAAGCAGCAATAGAAAGTTTACAAAACGACTTTTCGCTTCAGACTTCTCAGTTGCAAGAACAAACAAAAAAGAGCCAGGCGGCACAAAGAGAATTAAATAGGTATTCAGACTTTATAAAAAACTATAAACTGTCTGCAAAAATACTAGAAAACCCAGTAGAAATGGAAAGGAAAATAAATAATGGCACATTACACGCATTTGAGGACATTGAGAAACTTAGCGCTACCGTTGACGATCTTGATGATGGCCTCCAGCTGCAGTCTTCTACCAAAAACTAAAACAGTAGAAGTCACAGCAAAACCACTTGAAAGAACTTTTGTTCAACCTGTTATGCCTAGAGAGATTAATCTCGGCGTACCACAATGGATAGTAGTAACTCCAGAGAACTGGGAAGAGCAACTAGCAAGAATAGAAAAACAAGAAGGAGAAATCTTGTTTCTTGCAATGACAGTACCTGACTATGAAGTTATGTCTGTCAATATGAAAGAGCTAAAACGATACATTACAGAATTAAAAGATGTAGTAGTTTATTATAAAACTATTACTTCACCTGATGCACAAGAAACGAATTAAAGTTTGTAATACTTGTGATCAGTTAAACAAGTTTAAGGTGTGTAAAGCTTGTAAATGCTTTATGCCGCTTAAAGCAAGGCTGAAAAGGGCATCATGCCCAAAAGGCAAATGGGAGAAATAAATGGATTGGATAAAAGATAGAGTTTCTGAGAGAACCTCTTGGGACGGAGCAGTAATTATTGCTGTTTGTGCTTTAGTGCTATTCACTGGTGGACTAGCAAAGATCTTAGCAGTAGCTGGACTAGGTTACGGTGCTTGGACATGTTGGAAGGCTGAATAATGCCTAGCGGTAAAGGAACATACGGCAAAACAAGAGGCCGTCCTAAAAAGAAAAAACGCGGTGGTAAAAAAAGAAAAGGTATGAGGCACCATGGCTGCTAAACGCAGACCACGACGCAAAAAAGCTTCTACTAAGAAACGTAACATACCTACTAATAAGAAGCTATACGCAAGGGTAAAAGCAAAAACTAAAAGAAAGTTTGCTGTTTACCCTAGCGCGTATGCTAATGCTTATCTCGTAAGAGAATATAAAAAAGCAGGAGGTAAATACCGTCGTGGCTAGTGGTGGACTTACTAAGTGGTTTAAGCAAGACTGGGTAAATATAGGTAGTCCCAAGAAAGGTGGTGGCTATAATAAATGTGGCAGAAGAAGCGCTAAGAAAGGTAAATATCCAAAATGCGTTCCGGCTGCAAAAGCTGCTAGAATGTCAAAAAGCCAAGTAAAATCAGCAGTCCGAAGAAAAATGGCTAAGAAGCAAGGAGTGGGTGGAAGGCCTACTAATGTGAAAACATTTGCAAGGAGGGGAAGTCGTGGCCGTAAGAAGAGCTAGAAAACGAGATCCAAGATTAAAGAGAGCGGGCGTATCCGGGTTCAATAAGCCAAAGCGTACGCCCGGACACAAAACTAAGTCACACATAGTTGTAGCTAAAGTTGGGAGTCGAATTAAAACAATACGTTTTGGACAAAAAGGAGCCAAAACAGCTGGCAAGCCTAAAGCTGGAGAGTCGCGTAGAATGAAAATGAAACGAAAATCTTTCAAAGCAAGGCATAGAAAAAATATCGCCAAAGGTAAGATGTCAGCAGCTTACTGGGCAAATAAGGTAAAATGGTAAATAAAATAAAGGAAACCGCTTTAAAAGTTTGGAATATAATCAATGGCAAAGATGCAGATATGGACGGAGACGTTGATATTGATGATGCTATGTTAAAAGCTAAACGAAAAGCAAAGAGTACTAAACGTACAAAGGAGAAATAAATGTCTTTCAGAATAAAAGGAACAGAGACAGCTTGTGGAACAAGTGTAGGTGCCGCATCTACATTCAATGATTCTACTGATGTCAGATTATTCAATTCGGGTTCTACAAATAGACTTTTAACAGTTGCAAATTCATCAGATACTACTATTGGAACTATGACTTTGGCTGATGGTGAAGTAACATTCATCAGAAAAGATAAAACAGACCAGATATTTGCTGCTCATGCAGAAATATTGGGCACAGCTATTGTTTGGTCGTAATGATTAACAAAGAAGCCTGGCTAGAAGGAGTGGCTATTACTTGTAGTAGCACTTTATCCGCACTTAATAAGAAAGCGGAAGCTGAAAGGCATATTTCAGATGAAGATCAAATGATGAGTGAAATATGTATGGGGTATCTATACTTGCTACATATTGCACAATCAGAGGGAGTACTTACTGAAGATACTCTATTAGGTAAAACACTAACTAGAACTATACACTAATGTTAGATATTAGTAGAAAAGATATACTTAGTGATACTTTTATGGACTTTCCTACAGCGGAAAGATTCATTAAACTCCCTATCGATTCTTATCTGGATTTATTAGGTATAGAACCTAACACTTCACAAAAAGCATTAATTAATGCTGTAAACAACCCAAAATATAGATTTGTCTGTGCCGCTATTTCTAGACGGCAAGGTAAGACATATATCGCAAATGTCATCGGACAACTTGTTTCACTCGTGCCAGGATCAAACATATTGATAATGTCACCAAACTATTCATTATCTCAAATATCATTCGACTTACAAAGACAGCTAATTAAGCAGTAAGAGTTAGAATTTACGAACGATAATGCAAAAGACAAAGTAAAAGAGCTATATAATGGCTCAACTATACGAATGGGTTCAGTAAATCAGGTAGATTCTGCCGTTGGTAGATCTTATGATTTAATAATCTTTGACGAAGCAGCGCTAGCTGATGGAAAAGATGCTTTTAATGTAGCACTTCGTCCTACATTAGACAAAGATAACAGTAAAGCAGTTTTTATTTCAACTCCAAGGGGTAGAAATAATTGGTTTGCTGACTTTTATCACAGAGGGTTTAGTGATGAATTTAAAGATTGGGCTTCCATAAGAGCCACATATCACGAAAACCCACGCTTCAGCGAAGATGATATCAATGAAGCAAAAAAAGCTATGTCCTCAGCAGAATTTGCCCAAGAATATATGGCAGATTTTAACACATATGAAGGACAAGTATGGAATTTTAATTTTGAAGAGTGTGTCGCAGACCTCAGTCAGTTAGATACTAGTCAAATGGATGTATTCGCGGGGCTTGATGTTGGATATAAAGATCCAACAGCGCTGTGCGTTATAGCATATGACTGGGATCAACAAAAATTTTATCTTATAGATGAATACATGGACGCTGAAAGAACTACAGAACAACATGCCGCCGAAATTCGCCATTTAATTGACAAACATAGCATTGACTACATTTATATTGACTCTGCAGCACAACAAACTAGGTTTGATTTTGCTCAGAATTACGATATTTCTACTATTAATGCGAAAAAATCAGTTTTAGACGGAATCGGCCATGCAGCGGGTATTATAGATAATGATAAATTGATAATAGATCAAAGATGTTCACAGGCATTGTCATGCGTTGACCAATATCAGTGGGATCCAAATCCAAATTTACTTAAAGAAAAGCCAAAACACAATATGGCAAGTCATATGTCAGATGCGTTAAGATATGCGCTGTATACATTTGAGACATCTGCAAGTACGTTTTAGATTTGACCTGCCTAAAAATAAATGTTGACATGAAGGTGAATTTTTGGTATAATTTTATATAAATAGGAATTTATGGATTTAAAACGAGA